AACCACTTGCAGCCGACGCTTTTTTTCTAGCAAGCGACTCAGAAAACAAAGCCAAGCCAAAACCGAGTACATTAGAGACAGATTGTGGAGGTTGTGGGGACAGCTCAAATTCAGCAGATGAACCAAGCAAGTCTGATTTATTTGATGATATGGAAGACGAGGTGAATGACCAATCAGTAGGAGCGTTGCAAACTTGGGTAGATGATGCAGTTGGTGATATTGATATAGAAAAGTGTTCCGGTACTCCCTTACCATTTGATTTTAGTTTTGAGGTAGATGGTATTGGAGGATTTGAATTTGGTCAAATGGTTTCAGCTAACAGAATACCAAAAGCCGTTCGTGATGCATTTAGATGGCAAGTAACAAAAGTTGAACACGAAGTCTCAGTGAATGATTGGGTAACAACAGTATCAACAGTGTGTAGAAGTAATCCATTTGGTACATCTAAAAGACCTGGTATAGCTAAGTAATATAAATAAAGATGGCAAAGCAAACGTCCAAACGTAATAACAAAAGGAAAAAAGATTTTAACAGACCAACACCTGACCAATCTATAAAAGCGAGTCAGTCCTACAAATACACAAAAGGTGGAGAGTTTACGACACGAATGGGTGAAGAGTATATAGGTGAATATCATAGACGCAATGATGGGAAGATATATACTGGCCCTACCAAACCACAGGGTAGGATAGATAATAGTGTTCAATTGTTACCATACTATGATAACATGGATAATTTTGTATACGATAGATTGCATAAATTTGTAGCACCTCTCAAAGATCATACAGAACCTATACCATACACATATATTGCTAGACCTTCTGATGGAATGTATGAATTGGGATTTGATACAAGGTTTTTTGTACAACGACGGGGATTAGGCAATTTTGCAATAGAAATTGATTCTTTGCAAAGAGATAAGTTTGGTAGTGAATTTGGAATTGATCCTAATATTTACGATTATGTAGATGTGTTGTGGCAGTTAACTGGAACGATTGAGTTTATAGAAAAAACCAACAAAGAACGTATAAGCATAGCATCTCAAACAATTCCTGATCTACCTTCATTAATTACCAACTACACACAATTTGCAATTCCAACAACACAAACAGAATTCGGTGATCCAGAATCTTTATTAACAAAAAACAAACTAACAAGCGGAAATAAACCAGTTTTGAAAAAAACATTTGATTTACAATCCGGTAAAATAATTCCACCTGAACCATTGCCTCGTAGATAAAAAAAGCGTATAGTTACATTATGGTTATAGATAGCGAACAGCAGTTACTAGAACTGCAAGACAAAGTACTATTCATAGTACCAATCCCAGAAGACGATCGAGTACATTCTACACAGAATAAGATTATTGCACTAGCTATCAAGGAAGGACACTTAGGTCCATCCTATATTGTAGGTGTCAATCATCCAGAAGCTGTATACAACATGCCATTAGAAACATTAGGCAAGTTTACTAACTTCCTATTCTGCACAGACATACACTTGCTACAACAGTATGATTGGCCAAGGTTAATGGATCTAGATATGGTACACTATCTCAGAACTAGACAAAAATTAGAAAAGGAACCAGGCGTAATGGTTACACGATATAATCGTAGCATACCAGGATGCAAAAAGATAAACTCACTAATACCGTTACTTAAATTGCAAGAGCGAGTAGATAACATATGCAATCAGTTTACAGATATTAATGTACCTAGTGGTTATGATTTTTATGCGAACAAACTTCGAGGAGTGTTTAATTGGATTGAGTCAAGCGGATTGCATGTAAACAAAGAGAAGTATAAAGATCGATTTGGTAAAACATTTAGTAGAGCTGGTAATAGATGCTACACACAATACAACTACTACACAACGACAGGAAGACCTAGCAATCGTTTTGGAGGAGTAAACTATGCAGCGTTACCTAAAGATGAAACACGTGAGTGTTTCGTTAGTAGGTATGGTGATGATGGTTGTTTAGTAGAATTGGATTTTAACTCATACCATCCTAGAATTATAGCAACATTGATTGGTTACGATTTTGGTAAAGACAATGTTTATGAGCATTTAGCTAAACATTATCACAATACAGATACTCCTACACAAGATCAAATATCTAAAGCTAAAGAAGACACATTTAGACAATTGTACGGAGGAATACGTAAAGATTATTTACATATACCATTTTTTGCAAAAACAGATGCCTTTGTAAAAAAGCTATACAATCAGAAAGAGTTAGAAGCATATGTCGAGAGTCCAATATCACATAGACGGCTTGAGTGGGAGAACTATAAAGATGTTACTCCTTATACTTTTTTCAACTACTATATTCAAATGATAGAAACTGAAATGAATGTTGAGATGTTAAACACAATGAGTGAACATTTTATCAAGTCTGGCATCAAAGGAAAACCTATACTATACACATACGATAGTGTATTATTTGATGTACACAAAGATCATAAAAATTTATTGATGTATGAAATCATACCAGCCTCAATTGATTTGTATAAATTTCCTGTGAAAATCAAGAGTGGAAATAATTATGCAAATTTAGATTTTTGCACAACTTAGTCCTATTTATAAGTATGAAAGATCATAAGAGAAAAATATTGAAAGAGAAAGTTCGCCGAAGATTGGAGAGTTACTTTCAAGCAAACAATATCAAATACTCAAAAAGAATCTTAACAGAAAAGACTCAAGGAGAAATTGATGCAGAGAAGAAGGAACTTGATCAACGAATCAAAACAAAGGAGGAGCAGATCAAAGCTCTACAAGATCAAATAGCAGTCTTAAAGACAGCACAAGGTAAAGTGGCCTCTGAAAAGCCAGACGAAACATCAGGATAATAAATGAGATCACAGTTACTTTGCACCTTTACAACCGTGTCGGAGCTACCCTCTTGCATTACACGTATTCATAAAACTTATCAAGTTGAGAATGTCTCAAACATGAGATGTTATCAATACATTGAAGAATCTTCGGTTGTCTGTATATACAACACATTCAATACGCAAAGTAGAATGTCAGACACAATCACAATCAATCGCAAAAAAGATACAGAAACACTGTACAGCATTAACGCTCTTAATGCATTAATTCGAGAACAAAATAATGGCGTCTTAGACAAAACATATCGTGTTGATTGGACACAATTTGCTAATCGCTTACTACTTACTAACAGAGATGGATCTTTTAGAAGTATAGAAATAAAACACTTACAATGAAATAAAAGTTGCAAATACGGTAGAAAAACAGTATAGTTAGTCTAATGTATTAAGTCAGCGGTACAACAAGAGCATAAATATAATACAAAGAAGTAAAAAGAAATAGCTCAATCAGATACCCGATACTTAATAGGACAGTTAAATATAAATATAAACCCAAGTAAAACAAAAACAAATGGCACTAGATTTAGATGCAATTAAAGCGAAGCTACAAGAGCTTCAAACAAGTAGTGGTGGAAACCGAAACTCAGATGTATTCTGGAAACCACCAGTAGGAAAATCACAAGTAAGAATCGTACCATACGCATTCGACAAATCAAACCCTTTTCAAGAACTTTACTTTCACTATGACATAGGAAAGAAAACAATGATCTCTCCAAGCTCGTTTGGAAGACCTGATCCCGTACTTGAATTTGCTGAGAAGCTAAAAAGTACTGGAGATAAAGAAGATTGGAAGATGGGAAGAAAGATGGAACCAAAATTCAGATGTTATGTTCCTGTAATCGTTAGAGGACAAGAATCTGAAGGAGTTAAGTTTTATGCTTTCGGTAAGAAGATATACTCTGAGTTATTAGGAGTAATCACAGATCCAGATTATGGTGATATCACTGACTTGACAAATGGTCGTGATGTGACAATTGAACATATTGCTCCAGACAAGGAAGGTGGTTATCCGTCTTACAATGTTAGAGTTAAGCCTAACACAACAGCAGCAACAGAAGATAAGAATGTTGCAGATATGATTGTTAATCAACAACCAGAACTAACAAAGATGTTTACTGAATTATCGTATGACGATATGAAAGCTGCATTGGAAGAGTGGTTGAAGCCTGGAGAAGGTGGTGAAGCTACCACTACGAAAGCACCAATCACTGGAGCTAAGACAGCTAGTACAACAGACGATATCTCAACAGCATTCGGAGATTTATTTAATTCATAATAGTTATGGCAAAAGCAAAAGTTACACCCGATGAAATAGCGGGAAGGGACGAGCTAGCTCAGGAGTTAGCATCAAGTCTAAATAAGAAGTTTAAAGACTTCAAAGCTGTTCATTTCTTAGGAGAGGAAAAAACACAGACCGATCTTACGACATGGGTGTCAACCGGATCAACAGATCTTGATCTTGCCATATCTAATCGACCTGATGGAGGATTACCAGTAGGAAGAATCGCAGAGTTTACCGGACTAGAAGCGTCCGGTAAGTCTCTGATTATGGCTCACCTATTAGCTAATACTCAAAAGAAAGGTGGTATAGCAGTTTACATTGATACAGAGAACGCACTTAGTGAGGAGTTTCTTACTGCGATTGGTGTTGATGTAAAAAATATGCTTTACTTACCAATGGATACAATTGAAGACATATTTGAAGCAATCGAGAATCTTATACTTGATATTCGTAAGAATAGTAAAGATAGGCTTGTTACAATTGTTGTTGATTCGGTAGCAGCAGCTACTACGAAGATAGAACAAGATGCTGATTATGATAAGGACGGATGGGCTACATCTAAAGCTATCATCATGTCGAAAGCGTTGAGAAAGATTACTAATCTTATTGGAAAAGAAAAAGTGATCTTAGCGTTTACTAATCAATTGAGGGAAAAGTTAGGTGCCATGTTTGGAGACAAATACACTACAAGTGGAGGAAAGGCTTTGCCATTTCACGCAAGCTGTAGAGTTAGACTTCAAGCTGTTGGTAAGATTAAAGATAGTGATGGTGAGATCATTGGTGTGAATACTCAAGCTACCGTTGTAAAAAATAGATATGGACCTCCTTTCAAGAAAGCGAAGTTTAACATCTACTTTGACTCTGGTATTGATGATCACGCTAGTTGGTTAGACACACTAAAAAAGTATAAAGTTATAACAGTGGGAGGATCTTGGTATACTCTTATAATGGAAGATACTGGAGAGATTGTTAAATTCCAAAGTAAAGAGTGGAGAGACATTCTCAAGAGAGATGATGTTAGAGCGTATTGCAAAAAAGCAATTGAAGAGAATAGCATATCACATTATAAGCAGCAAGATGAGATTGATCCAGAAGAGTTGAATATAGATACAACTAATATGGATGGAATCGATACACCACTAAATCAAGATGAGGAATGAGAAACAAGTATGCAAAACTGCTCAATCAATTAAAGTTGCGTGAAACAGAAGAGTCTAAACATAGAGATGATAGAGTGCTTATTGTAGATGGGTTAAACACATTTATACGAGCATACTCAGCAACACCAACACTAAACGCCAATGGCGAACATTGTGGAGGAATATCTGGGTTTTTATCTAGTATGGGTCATGCTATCAAAACAATTAGCCCTACTCGGGTGATTGTGGTGTTTGATGGTAAGAATGGATCAGCTACAAGACGTAAACTGTATCCAGAATATAAGACTACGCGAAAGGTGAAGATTAGGCTCAACAGAGCTCAATCTGTAGATAAAGAAGACAACCAACTAGAACAACTTCTTAGGTTAGTAGATTATCTCGAGACTTTACCAATCACCGTAATAACTTTAGATGGAGCAGAAGCTGATGATGTAATGGCTTACATCACAAACAGCATACTTACACCGAAAGACTCCCACTCATTTATCATGTCATCCGACAAAGATTTCTTACAATTGGTATCTAATAACGTACATGTATGGAGCCCAACAAAAAAGAAATTGTATTATGAAGATGATGTATATAGTGAGTACGGAGTCATTCCTCAAAACTTTGCCGTATATCGTGCTTTAGAGGGAGACTCCTCGGATAACATTCCAGGAGCTCCCGGCCTAAAGCTGCGAACAATTTTAAAGAGATGGCCTCGAATGGCAGAGCAAACAACAGTACCTCTTGATGAGTTTTTCGATTACAATGCAGAGTTGATGGATACATCAAAAATTAAAGCATACAAGATTGTTGAACAAAATGTAGAAAACATAAAACTGTATCATAAGATAATGCGGTTAGATCAAACACTACTCAACCCAACAACACAACTTCGCATACATGATGCAATGGAAGACGAAGGTCGTAAGCTAGCAAAGATGACTTTCCATAGACTCTTGATTGAAGACGGTATGACAAACTCAATACGCAATCCAGAAATGTGGTTACGAGATGTAACTACTAAATTAAATCAATACACAAACTTGTTGTAAGTTACATTAATAAACCGTATATTCAACCGCATGGGAATACAAGATACTTTTCAATTATACGGAGCAGGTTTTCAGAGTAAGTTGTTAGCGGTCCTCATCAAGGATCGAATATACTTGCAACAGATTCATGATATCCTAGATCCAACATACTTCTCTTCAGAATCATCTCAGTGGATTGCAAAAACAATTACCAAATATTTTGATCAATATAAAACAACTCCTACACTAGAAGTAATGAAAGTGGAGATTGATAGCATCGAACAAGATGTTTTAAAAACTACTGTAATCGATACTCTTAAAGATGTTATGAAGCATATTGATTCTTTAGATTCAGATTACATAAAAGACAAAACATTGGATTTTTGTAAGAACCAAAAACTTAAAGGTGCTATACTAGAGTCTGTGCAACTATTGCAACAAGGAAAATATGATGCTATTAAGAGTACGGTTGACGAAGCAATGAAAGCTGGAGCAGATAAAGATATTGGACATGAATATGTTGATCACGTAGAAGCTAGGTTTGATGCAAATAGTAGAAAGACTGTAGCAACTCCATGGGAAGTTATTAATGATATCACAGATGGAGGTTTAGGACCTGGAGAGATGGGAGTATTTGTAG